ACGATATGTTCAATACGACCTAAACAAAACCCTAGACTTTGCTTCCATGTGCCACAGTTTAGAGGTAAGAGCACCTTTCCTAGACCATAGGCTAGTAGAGGCAGCACTTTCAATCCCTGAATCAGAGCACCGTAAAAGAGGCAATAAGACAATCCTGAAGAATATGCTCAGGAAGCTAGGATTTTCAAATCAGTTCATAGACAGACCGAAGGTTGGGTTTAGCCTTCATTACAAACCGGAAGGACTAGACAGGTATATTAAGTATTGCTGGAAATGGGTGCAGGAGAGTGGATTTTTAAAGATCAAAGGCGAATTAACAGGAAGGGATGCTAGGTACTTGGAGATGAGTGCCGTTAGTTTCTATTTCTGGTATCAGACTTGGAAAGACAAGATAATTTTATAGATTTGCTTACTTTTTCATGGATACAGGAGTGGTTACCTGTTTCGGAGGGCGATGGCCCTCCTTTTTTTTGTCCTGACTGAAGCGAAGGACTTATAGCTAGAATATGGCTGGAAGCCTATTTCTTCTATTGTTTTCTCAAATGCTTCCGGTGGCGTAGCCCCTCTTAAATTGTCTCTGAACTTTTCCTCAAAAAACTCAAAAAGAGATTTTCCCATTTTCAACCAAGTTTCCCAATTTGGGAATAAAGATACGTAAAATTACGGCATGGATGGTAAACTCCAAGCCTGGTTTAAAAGAAATATTTGGAATACTGAACAAAGGGGTGTCAATCTTGAAAACCCCAAGCAGATTATTTCCGGTTGGGCATTAGATCAGATTTTAGGCGGAAATGTTTCCCGTTCAGGGCGTTCTATTTCTATTGAGGGAGCCTTAACGCTTAGTGCCGTTTACCGGGCAGTAGCCATCAAAGCGGGGATTATTTCAGCCAGTCCGTTTAAAGTTTACCGTAAAACCGAGCAGGGTAGAGTGGAGGTTTCAGACCACCCGGTCGCTGAATTGCTTTCCAGAAAGCCTAACCCTAAGATGAATAAGACCGCTTACATGGAGGCGGCTATCAAGCAGTACGACCTTCAGGGCAATCACTTCGCGTACATCCGGAGGAACGGAATAGGCAGAGTTTACCAGTACGATTTCTTAAACCACGAGGATGTAGAGGTTGTAGAGGGGCATAATCTTCTTGTTTACAAGATCAAAGGCAAAGAAGGTTTAGTTTCTTCGGATGACATGATCCACGTGCCTAATATGGGCAACGGGATTATAGGAAAGTCGGTTATTGGGTACATGAGGGAGGATGCATCTCTTATGATGGACGTAAGGGAGTACGGAGATTCATTCTTCGGAAGAGGTGGAAAACCGGCAGGACTTTTAATACCTAAACATCCTGGGGTAACCCCGGCACAGAGACAGGAGACGAAAGAAAGTTTCCAAGCAGCTAAGTTGCAAGGCGGTGAGGTGGCGATGCCTTACGGATGGGAGTACAAGGAGATTTCTGTACCCCCGGCAGATGCAGAGTGGGTGACTACTAACGATTTCTCGGTTGCTAACGTGGCCCGTTGGTTCGGAGTACCTACACAGAAGTTGGGTGATTCTAAGGTTAAGTACAATAACGTAGAATCTATGGCTATTGAGTTCTTACAGGACACGATGGCCCCGATTGCGGCTAAGATCGAGAATGAGTACACGATTAAGTCATTCCAGTTAAACGGAGAAAGAGACTTGTATGCTGAAATTAACATGGACGCATACCTGAGAGCCGACAGTGAGACTAGAGCGAAACTGTACGCTACCTACATACAGAACGGAATTAAGAAGCCTAATGAGATTCGGAAACTTAACAACGACCCGGCTGATCCATTTGGTGATGACCTGATGATTCAGGGGGCTACGGTTCCGATCAGACTTCAGAGTGAACTTTACAAAACGAAGTCAAGCGAAACCGCTAGGAACATTAAGAAAAGAGTAGAGAAGCAAGTAAAAGAGGGCATTGATCCTCAATTAATTATAGAAGGATTATTCGGTAATGACGGAAGATAATAAACTTTTGTTACCTATTAGACGGGGTATCAATATAAGGTACAAAGGCGGGGCTGGTAGCGAGGTGTTTAACATAACAATCTTGAATGACTAAAATGAAAGACTACATCAAAAACATACAAGACGCTGAGAGACGGTTCTTCACTGAGCCGGTTTCTTTTCGCGCAGATGATGAAAACGTAATTGAAGGATATGCGGCTGTTTTTAATAAGGATAGCGTTGATTTCGGTGGATGGCATGAGAGGATTGCACCGGGGGCTTTCGATGATGTGCTTAAAGATGACGCAGTTGCTTTATTTAATCATGACATGAACTACGTGCTTGGGCGTAACGGAGTGAACGTTACATTAAGTCAGGACGAGCGCGGATTAAAATATACAGTCAAATTACCGGACACTTCCTTTGCTAAGGATTTGCGGAATTTGATTAAGGACGGAATTATACATGAGAGTTCTTTTGCTTTCACAGTAAAGGAGCAGGAATGGCAACATAACGAGAAAGTGCCATCTGTTCGGACTATTAAGAAAGTAAAGAGACTGTACGATGTATCGCCAGTGACTACTCCGGCATACCCGGATGCTACCGTTGGCGCACGATCTTTCGATGCTACAAAACCGAAAGAAAGGCAACTGACAGCCGATTTAATTAAACTTAAACTTTTAACGAAAAGAGTAAAACTATGAATCAAAAATTGAAAGACCTGTACGATAAGTCAGGCAAAATTCATAGCCAAATGGTTGACGCTTACCGGCTTGTCAGTGAGCGTAAGGATGGTTTGGCTACGGCAGATGAGACCCGTCAGTTCGATGCTTGGGATGATGAACTCGTGCAAATCGAGAATCAGATCAAGATTGAAAAGCGGATGGAGGAATTGAAGCTGAAGGAAGAAGCACAGGCAGGCATTAAGCATGAAAGTGAAGGCAACAAGGAGAAGAAGTACAACGAGGCAGCCTCTAAGTCAGAGCGCAGAGCCGCTTTAGACAAGGCTAACAAAGTTGGTTATTCTTCTTTGAGCGATGCAGAGCGTCAGATTGTTGACACCGAAGTACGTGATTCCAAAGTGTTTGAGAAATTCCTTCGCTATGGCAAGGAGAACCTGAATGCTGAAGAAGTACGTGTATTGAATCAGTACAAGGAAAGCCGTGCTCAGAGCATTGGTACTCCTAGTGCTGGTGGTTACACCGTACCTGAAGGTTTCTCTGGATTCATCATTGAGAAAATGAAATACATTTCTGCTGTGATGAATTGGGCAAACATCCTGAATACCGATACCGGTAACGTGATCCCTTTCCCGATTAACGATGACACATCTAACACTGGTGAGTTGATTGGTGAAAACTCCGACCTGAGTTCATCTTCTGCTGACCTTACGTTCTCGGTTTATAACCTGAACGCTTACAAGATGTCATCTAAGATGGTTAAGGTTTCTTCTGAATTGTTACAGGACAACGGAGTTAATCTTGAAGCATATTTGGGTGAGCAGTTGGCAAACCGTGTAGCACGTATTTCTAACAGTTACTACACCACCGGAACTGGTTCTAGCCAGCCTCAGGGTTACATCACTGGTGCAACTCAAGGTTCAGTTAGTGCAAGTGCTACGGCATTTACCTCCACTGAATTGATTGGCTTCCAGGATACTCTGGATCAGGCATACCAGAATATGCCTAAGACTGGTTGGGCTATGCACCAACTGATCTTGAATGCGATCAAGAAGCTGACGATCGGTACTAACTATAACTCTCAGTTGTGGGTTCCTTCATTCCGTGATGGTGCTCCTTCTACGATTCTTGGCAAACCTTACTTCCTGAACAACGCAATGGCATCGACCCTTGCTACTGGAAATAAGATCATTGCTTACGGAGACTGGGATAAGTTCTGCATCCGCATGGTAAACAGCTTTGCATTAAGCCGTTTGTCTGAGCGTTATGCAGAGTACGATCAAGTGGCGTTCTTTGGATTGGCACGTACTGATTCATTTGTAATGGACAATACTGCCATCAAGTATTTTGAATTGACCTAATGCTTCTGATCTTCTTAGCAGCGTGGAAACGCCCTGAGATTACGGAGATATGTTTTATGGGTATAAGAAGGCTGCGTAAAAACAGCCTTCGCCCCATAGAAGCATTTTGTGTGATTTCGGAAGAAAGTATGATACCGCTATGTAAGAAGTACGGTATCCACTACACGATGTATAAGAATGATCCATTGGGAGAGAAAAAGAATCATGGTCTTAATGAGGCCATGAATCTCAACTGGGACTATCTGATAGAGATTGGTTCCGATGACGTTCTTAAAAATGAATTGATTGATTTGTATGAACCCTACTTTAACAAGGGATGGGATTTCTTCGGAGTGAAGGATGTGCTGATTATAAACTCAGACGGAGGAGAGTGCAGGAGGTTGAAGTCAGACACCACCTACGGGTTGGGGAGGGTTATAAAGCGATCTGTTATTGAGAAATATTGTTACGGTGTTGAAGTTGAGGCTTTGGATGACATTATTTCACCTGGCAGGACAACCGCTAAGGGAAATATAGGGTTCTTTCAGGTTGATGCG